TAGGACTTATCATAGGATGGCCGTCGGAATAGAAGACGCAGGTTTTGAGATAAGGGACCAGATCCAGTGGATTTACGGATCAGGTTTTCCCAAGAGCCTTAACCTTGGGAACGGATGGGGCACCCAACTTAAGCCCGCAAACGAACCGATATGCTTGGCCAGAAAGCCTATCGAACAAGATACTATAAAGGCTAATGTAGAAGAGTGGGGAACTGGCGGCATAAACATAGAAGAGGCCAGGGTAGGCGATGAGATCATTGCTTCTCACCTGAATGAAAAAAAAATAAGTAACTTCGGTGGAGTTGACAAAGATAAGGCAAAAAAGGAAAGAGAGCCATTTAGCTATACAGTCTACAATAAAGGCAGGTTCCCATCCAATGTCATATTCGAGTGTTCCTGCGACCCCATATGCTTGGCCAGAAAGCCTATCGATCAAGATACTATAAAGGCTAATGTAGAAGAGTGGGGAACAGGAGGGGTCAATATAAAAGACTCGAGGATACCACTTTCAGAAAATGAAAACACATCAAGAAAAATCTATCCTAAACAAGGAAATGGTTTTTTACATACGGTAAATGGATCAACCACTGATAACTGGAAAGATGGTAGATTCCCATCCAATGTCATATTCGAGTGTTCCTGCGACCACATATGCTTGGCCAGGAAGCCTATCGATCAAGATACTATAAAGGCTAATGTAGAAGAGTGGGGAACAGGAGGGATCAATATAAAAGACTCCAGGATACCACTTTCACCAAATGAGGATATATCTAGAAAAGTCACTCCAACTCCTATTGATTCCAGTTCCATCTATCTAAATGTAAAATATATAGGATCACATAATGATGACTGGAAAGATGGTAGGTTCCCTGCCAATGTCATGTTTGAGTGTCACTGTGATGAACTAGTAAAAAGTGAGAGAGACGATACTAAATACCACCATACAAATCCAGAGTGTCCTTGTCACATACTGGACAATCAATGGGATAAAGCGTCGCGATTTTTCTATGTAGCCAAGGCCGGCAAAAAGGAGAGAAACCTAGGAGGCACAAACACCCACCCAACTGTCAAACCGGTGGAGCTAATGAAATACCTGTGCCGACTGATCACACCAAAAGGTGGTACCGTACTGGATCCTTTCATGGGATCAGGCACTACTGGCATGGCGGCCAAGCTCGAGGGCTTTGACTTTATCGGTATGGAGCTGGACCCTAAGTACTTCGAGATAGCACAAAAAAGAATAGAAGCTTCATGACCCACGGTTCTCTTTTTTCAGGGATAGGAGGCTTCGACCTGGCGGCACCGCATATTCAAGACCATACAAAATATTGAAAGTAGAAGTAACCATACCCAGGCCGTTTAAGCTCCAGAAGGAGATCATAGAAGACCCAACCAGGTTCAAGGTGGTCTGCGCTGGCCGCCGTGTCGGCAAGTCCACCCTGTGTAAGGTAATGACCATACTGTTGATCCTCGAAGGTAAGAGAGTGGCATATATAACCCCAGAGTTCGGGCTGGCCGAGAAGTTCTATGACGAGTACCTGGCACACATCCCGGATCAGTTAATAAGTGCCAAGAACAAGTCTAGGGTCTCGGCCAGCCTGATAACTGGTGGTCAACTAAAGTTCTTTTCCGGAGAGGCCCTAGAAAGAGTTCGTTCTTTTGAGTTCGACTACCTGATAGTGGATGAGGCCGCATACATACCAGACTTGGAGAAGGAGTGGATGAGTGCCCTTCGCCCACTGCTCATCAAGACACGCGGAGGGGCCATCTTCATATCCACTCCCAAGGGACAGAACTTCTTCTACTCGTTGTTTCAGAAGGGGGTCAACGGTGAGAAAGACTACAAGGCTTGGCAGTTCTCGTCTTACGAAAATCCATACCTGCCCAAGGAGGAACTGGATGAACTGGTGCAGTCGATGCCAGAGGCCAACTACCGCCAGGAGATACTTGCCGAGCCGGGCGAGAACATAGCCAATCCCTTCGGCACGGCGGCAATAGCCCGCAACACAATAAAGGAACTATCAAACAGACCACCCGTTGTTTTTGCGGCAGACTTGGCCCGCGTCAATGATTTTACAGTTATTATTGGACTTGACGACCAGGGATCCACATGCTACTTTGACAGGTTCCAGCTTCCTTGGAACCAGACGGTCGAAAGGATAAAGGTTTTGAGAGATAAGTTCCCGATGCCGCAGATCGTTGTGGATGCGACAGGTGTAGGTTCTGTTATCTTGGAGCAGCTTCAACGGGACATATACAATGTGTATGGATTTGCCTTCACGAGTGCGACAAAACCAAAGATCATCCACAAGCTGATCAAGGCAGTAGAGACAGACCAGATCAAGTTCAACGAAATGACGGCAAGGGAAATGAGCACATTTGAGTACAGGTACTCATCAAGTGGGAACCTACAATATGATGCTGCCTCTGGGTTCCATGACGACTGCGTGGCCGCACTTGCGATGGCGAACAACTTCCGCCAGACCTACAACATGAACGACACACTAACCATATTCTAAAAACATGACACTATCAAGCAACGAGATTTTAGCAAAGATCCCCGGTTCCTGGGCCGAACTCACACTAGCAAAGTGGCTGGAGTTTATGACACTGCGTACATACACGCCAGAGGCCGATGATCCACTTTCAGACGTATATGTCTCCTTACAAGTAATAAGCAGCGTAACAGGACTGGATATGGACATAGTCCAGCAGTTCCCAATGGAACTAATCAAGCAGGCAAACAAGAAACTGTCCTTTCTTTCAACATCTCCAGATAAGGGTTACAAGCCGAAAAGGAAATGGATCACAAAGGTGGAGGATCCTACTTATGACGAGTTCATAACCTTTGTAAATGTCTCGAAGCAGATAAATGAGGGGGACTACTCCGGGTTCCCACTTATCATCAAATCGATTATCAGGGAGCCGATAACTGATGAGGAGATACTAGGACTATCGATGGATGAGGTCAACCACGCTTTTTTTTTGCTTCGTCGGTCTTTGCGAAAGTTTTTGAGATCTACAACGAAAACCTTGGAGACAGAGGCGACGAGGCTGACAGTAACCGAAAAGATGACGGACTGGGAGGTAATGACCTTCAGCAAGAAGTCAAAAACTATAAAAGAGCTATTCAAAGAGCTTATGGGTGGCACCTTTTGGGAAAAGAGGTCTCCGAGTTCACAGGACTCACATATTTTGAGGTGATGGCCCATCCTGCCATAGAAATAATCGGTGTTATGGTAGTTATGCGCATGAAAGCCGAGCTGATGAAATAAAATCCACTATAACAATATGGCCACACTCAAGCAGGCATCTTCCAGGGCAAAGGCAAAGTACAAGAAGCCGGACCCTTCCATATTGGCTGGACTAGGCACGGCAAAGGCCACCTTTGACGCAACAGATGCTATATCCGCGGCCGAACAGGCTATCGGTGAGTTCATCGAGCGTGTTCTGGAGAACATCAACCAGGCAGTTGGCAAGACAGGCGACCCTTTGATAAACACTGGGGAGATAACGAACATATCCGCCGAGAAGACTGACACCGGATGGGTTATCAAAGCACCACCGCACTTGGACTGGCAAAGCAAGGGCATATCGGGTACCGAAAGAAAGATACCAGGTAGTCCATATTCTTTCTCTGGTTCCAAGAAATCGGTCAACTTGACAGCAATAAAGCAATGGATCGCCAGTAGAGGAATAGTCTTTGAGGGTGTCAGCGAAGATTCTACCGCTTTCCTCATTGGGAGATCAATATATAGGAACGGGATCGACGCCAAGAACCTTTGGGAGGGCGAGGTGGCCAAGCTTGCCTCGGACGCGGGCCTTGCGATAGCAGAAGGCCTCGCGGAGTCCATCGGTAACAGAGACATAACAAAGGACGTCAAGATCCAGTAAAATCCACTAACAACTCATGACAATAGGAACAGGACCACAGTTATTCACACCCGCGTACAATCCGGTTCTGTGGACCATATCGAGCACCTTCTCGGAGGTCCTGTACTTCCAACTTGCTGTCCAGGACATCGCCACAAACGGCAGGATAATAAATGACAAGGCATATGTCAGTCCTGTCACCCCGACATCCACCCATTATAACATCACTGACATCGCTCGCGACCTAGTGTCTTGGGAGATAATAAACGATGGCACCACTTCTGCCCAGATCAATAGATCAGTCCGTCAGATCCGCCTTTCTGGTTCAGATCAGGGACTTATAGGACTGACAATGAGCCAACTGGGTGCTACGGCAACCGCCCCGGACGTATGGGTATGGAACGGGCAAGTACCCAGGCACCAGTTCACAGACTTCGACTACCTGGACTGGGTGGTCGACGGTGGTGTCACAAAGCTGATCAAGTTCCTTACTTACAAGCCGAACTACCACAAGGTTAATGATTATTCTCGTGAGTTCCTGTACTACCTGAAACTGTCGGCCTTTGAAAGCCAGACCGTGAGGATAACAAGTTACGACTGTGCCGGCAATCAAATCTACCAAGCAAAGCACACGGCCACCGGCACTGCCTCTATGGTAAGACTGGACGTGTCGCCAAAGGCGCTCAAGGTGGCCTACCCATCTCTTTTCACTTCCAGCACCTGTAGGTACTCTGTTCAGCTGTACAAGCTCGACACTTGGCCCATATCGGAGATAAAGTGGTACGACTACAAACCTGATCCGGACTGCGGACAGGACATCGTGAACATATTCTGGGAGAACGAACTTGGTGGCATAGACACATACCAGTTCATACAACCTGTTGAGACAAGGACTGTCGAAAGATTCCAGATCAAAAAGAACCCATACCAATATGACAACGGTTATTCTTATTCTGATAGGGTCCAGAGTGTCTATAATCAGGAAGAGAGAGTGGTTCACAACAACCTCAACTCGACTTGGCAAATGTACACGCGATTCCTCACGACGGACGAGAACAGGTGGATCGCCGGGATAGTCCACTCCCGCAACTGGTGGGTGGAGTTAAAGAACGGTAGGGTATATCCTTGTTCGCTTGTGGAGTCGACCTACCAGGTGAGAAACCAGAAATATGTCACGGGCGAAAAGCTACAGAGCCAGTTCACTTTCAACTTTGTGGATGAACTGATCAGGGATGGACAGATATATGCGGGACAGGTGTCTATTCCAACGACTACAAGTACCACTTCGACCTCTACGACTTCGGCCTCGACTACTTCAAGTTCAAGCTCGAGTTCCAGTTCCAGTAGCACCACAGAAGGGTCCACCACGACGGGTTCCACTACGACGACGACGACGTCTCCGCCCACAGAGTTCACCGGATGCGGCAGGGGCACATCTACCCAGGAGGCATGTACGGACAAGGACACCTGGAACAGGACCTTCTGGTCGGACTGCTCGACCCTTTCGAGTGGCTGTACGATCTATGTCGACGACGCAGGCACTACTCCGCTCCTCTACTACACACACATCTATATAGACGGGATAAGCTGGCGGATAAGCCAGACGAACGGGAAGCTCCAGTATGTCGATGTCATACAATGTTAAAATAAATATATGATTAAAGCGGATTTTCGATGCTGACACAAAAACTTGCGTGCCTAAATGTACAGAGTATATCTTATTGATTTCGACGGAAGATGGATAGAGCTAGACGTGGAGGACCTGGACTTTGGTCTAGACTTATCCATCGCCGACCTGCAGAACCTGTCTGTGAGGACAGGCTCCAGGTCCAAGGAGATCCAGTTCAAGGGAACGCCCAACAACAACAACGCGTTCGGCTACATGTACAGGTTGGGTAGGGACAGCAACCTCTCGCTAGAGAACAAGCTGTTTTTCAACTACAACTCCTTCCGCCCGGTCGACTGTCTTATCTACAAAGACACAGCTTTGGTTTTCAGGGGGACACTTCGTCTCATCGAGATACTCCGGCAGAAGGGCGTCATTTACTATTCTTGCGTTGTCACGGATGCCGTCATCGACCTGATGAAATACCTTCAGGAAAGGAGGCTAGACCAGCTGGACCTCACCGACCTCCAGCACGTCTACAACATAGGCAACATCATTGACTCTTGGGACACCAGGATACAGGTAAACGAGGGTGGTACATATTCGTATGTTCCGTTCGAGCTCGGCAATGGATATGTCTACCCGTTCGTTGACTATGGATCCACGCAGAGCACCGACAACCAGGAGAATATGTACAACTTCAGACCGGCGGTCTATGTCAAGGAAGTCTTTGACAGGATCTTTGACCAGCCGGACTTACAGGGCTTTACGTGGGAGCTCAAAGCGAACCCAAACTTTACAGAGCAGTTTAAGAGCCTGGTTATACCGAATAGCCAGGAAGTGATGAAAAGCGACCCTCTAACTTACGGGATCACTTATTCTAGGACATCCGGCGACTCATGGTTCGTAAAAAGGAACTACTGGTACGGTTGGGTAAGTGGAGTGGGCTTGAACGTGACAGGCACAAGGTACTTCCTGAATATAGGCACAACGCAGATCGATCCACCTACATCTATCTTCCGGCCCTTCGACTACTATGACCTACCACTGAACAAGGCTATTCTAAATGTAACATCGACCATAGAGTCGGATGCGGAGATACGCATAGACTACACGGTCAACCTGGCATATAGCTCGACCGGAGATCCTGACCAGGCAATCAACTGCTCCCTTTACGAGAGGGACCCGGTGGCCGGGGACTATGTCTCTGGGTGGAAGCAGGTGGTGTCGATAGGCAGGCAACTTTACAACAGGAGCGAGGGAACTGTAAACGGTACGCTTGTGGGCACAGTACCCAAGAGGACCTTCGAGAAGGGCAAGCAGGTAGCTGTGACACTCGAGTTCCTCGGGACATCGAGGGAGGGACTCATATCGGCCACCGCGTCGTTCCACCTTCCGATGACACCGAACACGATGATCGTGACCCTAAAGAACGGAAACGAAATCATACCAATACTGCCGGCACAGGTTAAGCAGTACGACTTTGTAAAGTCGATCATGCTCATGTTCAACCTGTACGCGTATGTGAACAAGGAAAGACCCAAGCACATCATATTTCAGCCGTACGACGAGTTCTACGCACTTTTCAACCCGGACATCATAAAGACCACTGCGGTCGACTGGTCCAACAAGATCATCTACTCCGAGGACTTCAAGAAGATAATGAACTTGACGATCCCGAAGAGTTATGTCTACACTTACAAAGAGGATAGGGACTGGATAAACACGGAGTACAAGGAGGAGTTCAACGACATCTACTCCACACTCCGGTTCCAGGATAAGTACGGTGTACAGGACGAGAAGAAGCTGGAGGTCATATTCTCGCCATCCCCTATGGTATACACCAACGGTCGGTACCACACCATGATAAGGTACAACGACGACCAGGAGATAAAGCCTGTGGCCAGTAACATCCGCATACTCCAATACAACGGCATAAAGCCGTGTAGCGAGTACTATTTTGTCTATGATGAGTTCATAGGGCCTGTGAACATAGACTTTTACGGAGAGGCTACTGAATACTACAGGCCTGGA